GTAGATGACGACGCGAAATGAAGACCATCGACTCCATCATCATCCACTGTTCTGCTACCCGTGCCAATATGGATGTCCGCGCATCCGACATCGACAAGTGGCATAAGGAACGCGGGTTCGTCATGATAGGTTACAACTATGTCATAGACCTGGACGGCACTGTCGAAGTGGGACGTCCGCTTACGATGAACGGGGCGCACTGCATAGGGTACAACGACCACTCCATCGGCATCTGCTATATTGGTGGTCTGGACATCTTCGGAAACCCCTGCGACACGCGTACCATCGAACAGAAGAAGGCGATGCACGAGCTGGTGGAGAAACTGATGGATAGACATCCCGCCATCGTAAAGGTGCTTGGGCACCGAGACACCAGCCCCGATTTGAACGGTGACGGCAAGATCTCCCCGAATGAATGGGTAAAATCTTGCCCTTGCTTCGATGTACAGGCCGAGTTCCCGATGTCATATTGTTATGCAAATAAATAACCCTTTTTTACTGTTTTCTCATAGTGTTATTGTTTTGATTCTGCGGGGACAGTTGTGAAACTCTCCCCGTTTTTTTATCGGCAGCAATGGGTAACAAGAAATACATCTACATCGGTATCGCGGCCCTTGCCGCGCTGGTCATCAGCTTCCTCGTCGGTTCCCGGCACGGTTACAACAAGGCCGTCGAGGGTATAGAGTCAAAGACCGACACCGTCACCAGGGTCGTTCCTGTATATAAGGACTTCCCGGACCCGGTGGCGTCGGCGGCTGCCGGCTTCATCCACATTCCGACATATGCTTTCATAACCGACACCGTTACGAATGAGCATTATGTCAATGTCCACGACACGACGACGCAGTACATATATCTCCCACGCGAGCAGAAATACTACGAGGAGGACGATGGGAGGCTGCGTCTATGGGTCTCCGGCTATGAGCCGCGGCTCGACAGATATGAACTCGACAAGGTTGAAACCTATATCACGAATACCGTCACCGTCCCGCCTCCGAAGTTCGTCCTGGGAGTAGAGGGCGGTTTCGGGGCGATGTTCCCCAATAAGAATGTCAGCTACTTTCCCTATATCGAGCTGGATGCCTCGTATGCCATCACGAAACATTGGAGCATCGGCGTCTCTGGTGGGTACGAAGCGCCGATAACTGGCGGGAAGATAATGCCATACCCCTATGTCAGGATACGTGGGAGTTTCAGCATCATCTCGTTCTGATTGGGAAAGATAGACCAAGAACGGGGGAGTGCTTTGGCATATTTGTACAAACACGATTCAGATGATAAAAGCAGAACATCTCATAAAGCGCCGGGCGACGAACAAGGACATGGACTCCGTGCGGCTGCGCAAGTCCATGCTGCGCACCCGTGGCCAGGATCCGGACCTCCTCGTGCGCTGCGAGCGCATCTGGATGAACCTGGATGATTTCCGCCAGCAACGCGCACGCGGCCACCGCTTCTACGATGGCGACCAATGGGGAGACTACATCACGGTGGACGGACGCACGATGTCGTACCGCGAGTACCTCATGAAGCAGGGCAACGTCGTCCTGCAGACCAACCAGATCAAGAACAGGGTGGACACCATCGTGGGCCTCATGGTCAAGGAGCGCAACGAGCCGGTGTGCCACGCCATAGACCGCGACGAGCAGCAGTACGGCGAGGTGATGACCAACGCCCTCCAGGCGAACTGCGAGAAGAACATCATGCCCGAGATGTACATGAAGTGGCTCAAGGAGCTGTGCCTCGGTGGTCTTGCCGTCTCCTATGAATCCTATGACGACACCCACGGACCGAACCGCAGGATGGACTCCTGGACGCAGTATGTGAACCCCAACCTGGTGTTCTTCGACGGCGAGGCCGTCGACCCGCGCTTCTGGGACTTCTCCATCGTCGGTCGCTTCTACTACGGCAACTTCGAGGACATCTGCGCGCAGTTCGCAAAGAGTCCGTCGGACTACGACGTCCTGAGGCAGATCTACGACAGCGGGGCGAGCGTCTTCCGCACGGAGGACAACACCGAGTTCACCAAGCGGATGGAGGAGGGCGAGCTGACCTTCATGCGCAGCGCCGATCCTTCGCGCTGCTATGTGTGCGAGGTGTGGACAAAGGAGACGAGGCCGTGCTACCGCCTCCACGACACCGACGCCGGCACGGAGGAGATCGTCGATGCCGATGACACCGTCTATCGCAAGATGGTCAAACAGGAGAACGAGCGTCGCCGCAAGCTGGGCCTTCAGGCCGGATGGGAGGAGAAGGACATACCGTACATCATCGGCGACGGCTTCGGAAACGACGAGAGCGAGCGCAACGGCTTCTTCATCGACTCCTACTGGTACTGCCGCTTCCTTGCCCCCGACAGCACCATCCTTTGGGAAGGGGAGTCGCCGTATGCCGACCGCAGCCACCCGTTCGGGTTCTGCATCTTCAGCTACATCGATGGCAAGATCGTGGGCTACAGCAACGACGCCATCGACCACAACATCGCCATGAACCGCGCCGTCATCCTCCACGACTGGCTGGTGCGGGCGCAGGCCAAGGGCACGGTCGTTGTGCCGAAGGACATCGTCCCGGACGACGTGGACTACAAGCAGTTCGCGCGCTCATGGACGGCCATCGACGAACTGATCTTCGTGGATATCGACGAGAGCAAGAAGGACCTCATGCCGAAGGTGTTCTACAGCGCCTCGCAGAACTTCGACCTGGCGGGCCTGATCGCCACCTACCAGCGGCTGATGGACACGGGGTCTCCCGTGAACGGCGCTCTGCAGGGCGACCAGCCACACAGCGGCACGGCGGCATCGCTGTATGCCCAGATGGCGACCAACGCCTCCACGCCTATCGCCGCGCTGATGGAGCAGTTCCGCAATTTCATGATCGTGGTGCTGAACAAGAAGATGAAGAACATCGCACAGTTCTACGACTCCGACCGCTTCCAGAAGATCGCGGGCCGCATCGACTCCATTTACGACATGGATAAGCTCAACCTCAACGAGGTCGGCGACCTGGAATACGACCTGCGCATCAAGCCGAGCGCCGATACCCCGGTGTTCCGCGAGATGCAGGAGCAGGACCTCATCCTCTTCCTCCAGGCCGGGTTCATCACCTTCGAGGAATACCTCGAGGCCAGCAGCAAGCCGTATGTGGACAAGATCCTGCAGAAGCGGCAGGCGCGGATGGCGGAAGCCGAGGATGCGCAGCAGATGGGAATGCCGATGCAGCAGCCGCAGGGAACGCCGTCAGCCATGCCGAAAGAGGCCATCAACAATGCGTCGATGGTATCCAAGCAGCCGTCGGAGCTGCCGCCGGGCACGATACCCACAACCTAGATCAGACCGGCTTTGAGAAGGCGTTCCTTGACGAACGCCTTTCTTCTTGTGATGCGGTCGCGCTCCGTCATGGCGTTGCCGCCGGAGCGGTCTGCGGTATGGTAGTAGCATCCGGCACGGAGGGTGTTCAGCGTGAGCAGGCGGGCGCTCATGCCGTAGACCCTCTTCTCGATCTTGAACTGCGCCTTGTTGTAGGTGACAAGATGGTCGGGCCGCCAGGAGTCCGCGGCGAGGTATATCATCTCACCCTCCTGTGCATGGCGGTTGTCGGCGGCGGCCACGCCCCTCTCATACGCCTTGTTGGCCCATAGCGTGACCAGCAGGATGGCCGGCTTGCGGAAGATTCTCTTGAAGATGTTCATTTTTGTAACAGTTTTGTTATAATTTGGCGAGGCCGCTGCTGTCGCCCTCGATGACGGTGCGGCCTTTCGATTTCGTAGTCCTGATCCAAGTAGGGAGCTTCATCTCCTTGTAGCACACCCACAGGCCGATGGCCCGCGACATCACGACGTCGTCGTGCTTGCCGTGTTCGGCGTCGGTCTTGCCGTGGTCTTCCATATACGAGGCCATCTGGTTGCAGCAGATGATGCTCGGCTCGTCCCAGAGGTCGTCGCGGAGACACTCCTTCATGAAGTTGATGATCTTCGGCTTGGTGACGTGGTTCGTGTGGAAACCCCAGCGGAAGGTGATGCCCTTCTTCATGTCCTCCTCGGATGCCTTGCGCATATAGAGGTTCTTGTAGTGCTTCGACACGATGTCGAGGATATATTCGAAGGGGTCGATGCCGTTGTTGCGCTCCGCGTTCATCGCCTCCATGGTATTGGACTCTATGACCAGCAGGGCATCGTTGTACCACTTGGCCAGCCGCATCGCATCGTAGGCCTGGAGGTCGGGGTCTGCCTTGTAGTTCATCTCCGCCACCACGCCGGGTTTTCCGTCCAGGCCAAAGTCCTCCATCATCAGGAGGCGGTCTATGACCGTGATGGCGGCGGGGTCCGCACCCTCGCTAGCGCCGCGCCGCGGGTCGAGGATGACGAGGTAGCGGTCTTTCACCGGCGAGTCGTCGGGTTTCTCCCAGATGCGGAGGTTGCCTGTGGAGTTCGGCACGAAGCTGATGTTCGTGACGGCCTCCTCGCCCTTCTCGCCGTCCGCGACGAGGTCGCCGACAAACTGCGGGTCGCGGCACAGCTGCGACTTGGCATGCACCTGGAACGGGTCGAAGACATGGTAGCCGGCGGTGAAGAACGCCTGCTCCGCCGTCTCGGGTGCCTCGTTGCACATCTTGGCGAACGACAGGCGGAGCCTGCGATGGCGGTACCAGTTGATATGTTCGAGGGTGGAGCCTATCTGCCAGAGCCAGTAGTGGTACTTGCCGGTGTCGCGCCACCTGCCGTTGCGCGTCTCCTCGTCCTTGTGGGAGACGAGCCAGTCCACGAATTCGCGCAGGTCGTCTATCTTGCGGTTGTCGTATTCGATGTCGCGGCCGGGGACGAACACCTGCTGGTAGCCGCCCTTCCCATCCTCGCAGCTCTTCCATACCTCCGCGAAGAAGTCGTCAACCGC